CGTGATCGATTCAATATCCTAGATGACATGGCACATGCCGCGTGTACTGGTGTTGTTCGTGGACTTATTGTAACTGGTCCTCCAGGTGTCGGCAAGTCTTTTGGCGTTGAACGTATATTGGCAGAGGCTAAGAACATCTCCAAGTTGGCTGGTCGCAGTGGCACTGAAGTGTTTAGTGTTTTAAAAGGTGCTAGTACACCAGTAGCATTGTATACAATGCTGCACGAGCATTCATCTAACGGCAGCGTATTGGTACTAGATGACTCTGATAGTATTTTGTATGATGAAATCTCCCTAAATTTATTAAAGGCGGCACTAGATTCGGGAAAGCGCCGTATGATTTCGTGGAAGACTAGTAGTAGGTCATTAGAGAAAAATGACATTCCTGATTCATTTGAATTTAAGGGCTCTGTAATTTTCATAACAAACCTAAATTTCGAGGACACGCGGGGTAAAATTGGTGAGCACCTAAATGCAATTATGTCACGTTGTCATTATCTAGATTTGGCAATGGATACGCTTCGTGATAAATTCTTACGATGTAAGCAAATTATTGATGATGGCATGTTGACTCCATACGGTTTCACAGCAGATGAAAATGTCGAAATCTTAGATTTTGTGTATGAGAATAAGACCAAGTTACGCGAACTGAGTTTGCGTATGGTTACCAAAATTGCAGACTTGAAAAGGTTAGATAACGATAAGTGGAAACACTATGCAATGAGTACATGTCTGCGTAGATAAAATTAATACCAAAAGACAGTGGGTAGCCCATTAGGGCTACCTTTATAGAGGAATGCCTAATGTCAACCTGTAGGATAATTTTAAAAGACGAAGTAAATACAAAAATTGATGGACTTGATGTCACCACCAGAAATTTATTAAAAGAGAAGTTTAGTTTTATGTTACCATATGCTTACCACGTTCCCGCGTTTAAATTGGGACGTTGGGATGGGAAAGTAAATTACTTCACAGTTGGTGGACTCACCTACACAAATTTATTAGAAGAAATCATACCAATTTTGATTTCTAAGGGATACTCCCCAGAAATAGTAGATCAACGAAACACCCACCAAGAATTGATATTTCCAGAAATCACCGCAGATCATTTCAGCGACAAACAATGGCCAGTTGGTCATCCAATGGTAGGACAGCCTATTGTTATTCGTGATTATCAGGTTGCCATCATTAATCAATTCTTATCAAATCCACAGTGTTTGCAAGAGATTGCCACTGGTGCAGGCAAAACACTGATTACAGCATGCTTGTCAAACATCACAGAACGGTTTGGTCGTAGTATCGTCATTGTACCAAATAAAGACTTGGTGAATCAGACAGAGGAAGATTATATTAACCTTGGATTGGATGTTGGCGTATACTTCGGCGATAGAAAAGATTTCGGAAAAACACACACTATTTGCACTTGGCAATCACTTGATCGTATTGAGAAAGATTTCAAAAGTGGTAAAACTGATTGGAGTTTGGTAGATTTTGCCGACGGTGTGTCGTGTGTGATGGTCGATGAATGTTTTGCACCATCCAGTCTAGTATTAACACCAGATGGATATAGGCCAATCAAGGATATTAACCAAGGCGATACTGTCATTAACTACTGCGAAGAGACCAACGCATATAAAGAAGATAAGGTCGTTGATACCTTTTCTAATATGACAAAGTCTTCAACGGAAGACATGCTAGAACTAGAATTTGATGATGGCACAAAGATTGAAGTAACCGCAAATCATAAATTCCTGACAGTGGCACACGGATGGGTACGTGCAGATCAATTAAATGACGAAATGGAGGTAAAAAGCATAAATACATCTAACTAAAGGAGATGTATTTATGCCGAAGAAATTTGACATTGATAAATTCAATCTTATATTGTCGGAGCATGATCAGAAAATCCGCGCCATTCATATTGATGGTAAGGAAATAGTATTAAGCAATCAAGTAACAATTACGAAACCGAATGAAATACTAAGATGTAAACGTCGTGTCATGGGGCATGCAGTTTTTTATTTACAGAGATTTGACAGATTGTATTCAGAAGACGAAACAGATGCGACATTGGCATTGTCCGAGGCCAAATCACTGACGTCTAGTCTTGGGGGAGTGGCATGTCAACAACAACACGGAGAAAAGATCAGAAATAATCTCAATGTTGGAATTCCGTGGAACAAAGGAATGACAGGACTCGTTACGTGGCAAACTGGGTTAACGAAGGATGATCACCCGGCACTAAAACGAATGTCTGAATCCAGAAAAGGATCAGGGAACCCGATGTATGGAACGACAATGTCACAGGAAAATAAAATTCGTGCCAGTAACAGAATGAAACGTGCGATTCTGGATGGTAGTTTTACTCCCAACACCAATAATCGAAATACCCATTGGCAATCGACATGCGATGGAAAATCATTTAGAAGTTCATGGGAAGCATTATATCAGAGTATAGACAATGATGCGGAGTATGAGACTTTGCGGATTACCTACACACACAATGATACAGATTGCATTTACATCGTGGATTTTGTAAACCATATTACCAAACACGCGATCGAAGTTAAACCAAAGAAAATGCACAATGATAAAAAGACTAGAGCAAAGATAGATGCACTTGGTGGGTGGTGTGAAGAAAACAACTACACAATGATATTAGCAGATGAAGAATTTCTAGTTCAACACGAAATTCCTAGTCCTGAAAAATTTGATGAAAATACCTATAGGAAAATAGAGAAATTATATGAAACTTATAAGCAAACGACCAATCGAAAAACCTAACACTGTGTACAATCTTCATATAGAAAACGACCACAATTACATTGTTGGTGGGGCGGTTGTCGCCAATTGTCACCAAGTGAAAGCAGATGTGTTGAAGAAATTGTTAACAGGGTCATTCGCTAATATCCCTATTCGTTGGGGATTGACAGGAACTATTCCAAAAGAAGATTGTGATCGCATTGGGTTGACTATTAGTTTAGGTAATGTAGTTGGCAAATTGTCGGCGTCTGAATTACAAGATCAGGGAGTATTGTCAACGTGTCATGTAAACATTAAACAAATTCAAGATAATGTATTATATGACAATTATCAAACTGAATTAACGTATCTGACAACTGATGCCCGCCGCCTTGATTATCTGGCTAATATGATTTCAGAGATAAGTAAGAATGGCAACACACTAGTATTAGTTGATCGGGTGAAAGCAGGTCAGGGTCTAATTGAGCGTTTGGACGAAGATGCGGTGTTCGTTAGTGGTGCTATGAAAAGTATTAAACGTAAGGAGCAGTACAATGAGGTTAGTGTGTCTGAAGAAAAAATCATCATCGCCACGTACGGCGTGGCTGCTGTTGGTATTAATATTCCCCGTATTTTTAATCTTATACTTGTTGAACCTGGTAAATCGTTTGTTCGTGTTATCCAATCGATTGGACGTGGCATCCGTAAAGCAGAAGATAAAGACCATGTTCACATTTATGACATAACGAGTAATGCCAAATTTTCAAAGCGCCACCTGACCGAGCGTAAAAAATTCTACAAAGATGCAAACTATCCGTTCACTATAGAAAAAATTAAATTATAGTAAATTGACAAATTTGGTATATGATGTAGAATAACCAATACATTAGGAGAAACACCATCCGAATACTTACCGTAGAAAATCAAGCATATGAACTTGATTATGTACCAGAAGAAATAGACGACATACGTTATTGTATATTGGACTATGGAGACAAACAACATATTGATTATTTCTTCCCACCACTAGTATTTTTGGAAATTTTCAATGCCCCCGCTGCGGTGATGTCGATAGGAGAATATACATTAAAACTTCCATTGGATTGGAGTATTGTAATTTGTGATCCAGAAATTGGAGAACCAGAAGTTGTGTCTATCACTGCATTGAATGATAGAGGATTACAGGCATTCGTGTATAACCCACTTACTGGCTTTATGCCAACTTATGAGGAAGTAAACATAACCAACATATTCACTGAGGTTAGGTGGCACTTTCCAAAATTAAAATATGGTCATATATTGGCTGTTCCATTGGGAACGGAGAAGTCTCCCCCATGCATATTTATTGTCAAAGACACTAATAAAATTCCAGAAGTTCTGGACATATCTCAATTGTGGTGATTTTAAATGAGTAGCAAACTTACTATTAAAGAAGAAATGAATGCCATCGACTGCCGTAAGGTGGGTTGGTATGATTCTCTGTCAGATGAAGAATCTAAAAAATTAAGTATGTGGGTTCTTATGAGATATGTATCAGCATGTGACACTAATGTTGATGTCATCCGAGATCATTATTTGATAATGACAAATGAATTAGTTAATGTGAATTTTAATACAGTACGCCACCATCCTCAGTTACAGCATAGGCTACTGCAAGTTGTTGGTGTTGGAACACCACAGTATCATCCGTGGATACCACCTACCAAGCGCGAAAAGAAAAACAAATTAGCAGATTGGTTAATAGATATGTATCCACACATGAATGATGATGAGATTGACATTATGATTTCACAAAATGACACCAACGATTTTAAAGAATTGGCAGCAGAATGTGGATTGTCTGACAAAGAAATTAAATTGCTACTAAAATAAGGTGATAACCAATGGTTGATGACAATACCTGCAATTATTGTAAACGCACATTCAAGCGACTGTCTACACTAGAGGTGCATTTTTGTGAGCCAAAACGCAGATTCTTACAGCGCCAAGATCAGAACGTAGTGATGGGATACCGCATGTTTATTTTATGGTATAAAATAGCAATGGGTCACCCACGTGATAAAACCTATGATGAATTCAGTAAGAGTCAATATTATACCGCGTTTGTTAGATTCGGAACATATCTCATAAACGTCCGCGCAATATCACCAAACGCATATGTTGAGTGGTTAATTGAAAATAAAATAAAATTAGAGCGATGGAACAAAGACACTCAATACAATAAGTTTCTGCGAGATTTTAGCAAACAAGAAACTGCTGCCCGTGCATTGGAGAGATTCGTACTACATACTAGTAAGTGGGAATCCGAGACTGGTAATGCATGGCATACGTTTTGGGACAAAGCAAATATGAATAGAATCATTGATGATATTACTAATGGGAAAATAAGTCCGTGGATTTTATTTTCTAGTAGTAATGCCCAACAGTTTATAGACACTGTTCCGTCAGATTTACTACCATTGATTGCAAATTCCATGGATATAGATTTCTGGCAGAGAAAGGTCAGTCTCAATAAACATGATGTTACATGGATAAACGAGGTAATCGGATGATTGTTACTACAGATATCGATATAGATGTCGCAGACAGGAATGCTGCATTGCGACTATTCAAACATACTCCTGCCATGATCGACCGTGATGGGACAGTGACCAAGCACAATACTGGCGTCTACTTTCACGATGTACCAAGTGATCCATTTAGTGGGTTATGTACGATTGATCATAAAGACGCAGAAGCATTGGGATATTTTAAACTAGACATATTGAATATTAATATGTACAAAGATGTAAGAAGTCCATCACATTTGGATGAACTTGTTGCACGAGAACCATTATGGGAGTTATTACAAGAAAAAGATTTTTGTGATATGGTGTTCCATCTTAGTGGTCATCATGGTATTTGTCAACGGATGAAACCAGATAGCATAGAAAAAATGGCCGCGGTTCTAGCCATAATACGCCCAGCCAAGCGGCATCTCATTGGAAAAAGCTGGGATGTAGTAATGCGTGATGTATGGAAACCTGTGACCGATGGAAGTTATGCGTTCAAGAGAAGTCATGCCTATTCTTATGCCATGGCAGTCATGGTTCACATGAATCTTATTTGTGAAGGAATCTAATCAACTTTACGAATAAGTTGTACATTCCTTCGCTTTACTCTTTTTTGCATAATATCTTTTAAGCACACCGTTTCGCCGTGTATTATTTCAAAATCTTTCATATTGAATGTAGCCAGACAATATCTAAATTTAGAGAATCTTTCTCCAATTACGATGTTGATTGGTATCTTTCTGTTTGTTTCCCAATACCATTCACTCCCCAATTCTAGAAATAACTTCTTATGGTCGTCTGATCGTAGATTCTCATACAAATACATACTGACTATTTGATTATCTTGATTTTGTATAATTCCTAGATATTCACCAGAACAGTGTGCCACTGTTAGGAATGGGAATTTGGCTAGTAAATCTTTATAATGGTTTGGTATATTCATACTATTACTTATCATTTTTATTTTTAGTGATTAGCATAAATAATTGACAAGAGAGGTATTTTATGATTTCAGGAACAGGTTTTAATTATACACAGAGTACGAAGACGACTCGTAGGCATCCAAGCAATTTCACTTCATTCAGTGCAATTAAGGGGTTAGATACTACTATTACATTCTTTATCGTAGATGATAAAAATAAACCTGTGTCATTGTCAGACAAGCAGGTCGTAGCAACAGTAATCAAAGACTATGACAAAACTAAAAAATTTACAAAGAATTTAAAAAGTATTAGTGACATAGACGGAGTGGCATCGCTGACCATTACATCAGCCGACACCACCAAAATGCAGATTGGTCTATATGAAATTGTACTAACTTATAAAACATCCCACAATGAGACAACTGCCGTGCATGTGGATTTGAATTTCCGTGCATCATATATTTTACGATTGGTAGAAAATGTAATCCCAACAGAAGTTAATGCTTCTGATATTTCATTATTCCTTGCAACAGGCACTGGAAACATTGCTGTCTCTGGACAAGTTGCAGGTTCTTCCACGATTGGAACACGGTCTGGTCTCAACACCATTGCCATCTACACCGCAGCCGCAACAGGTAGTGTATTCGTAGAGGCAACATTGGCATCTGAACCAGGGATTTATGATTGGTTTGAGATTCCACTGACACCAACACAGAATGCAGCACAATTTGTTAATGATACGGACGTCACATCGTTTGTATTTGAAGGAAATTATACATATGTGAGATTCAAGACAGACTTAACTAGCGGAAAAGTTGACAAAATCCAATACTCCATTTAAACTGTATGAATGAGTAAACTAATTGAATTTGTAAAACAACACATTCCACCCGATTGGGAATCGACTTCGGGTGGTTGGCTGTCTGGTAATTGTCGTGTGTGCATTGAAAATGGAGAATCCCGTCCAGATGCAAAACGCCGTGGCGGGTTTCATTTTGAAGAAACCAAATTTTCATATCATTGCTTCAACTGCAATTTCAAGACTGGTTGGCGAGAAGGGTATGATATTAACAATCGCCTGAAAAAATTATTGCGGTGCTATGGTGCAGAAGATGCAGACATCATGCGAGTATCGTTCGAATTAAAGCGTGATATGGACACAGCTCAATTATTAACACGTAAAGAATTAGAAGACGCTCCAGTTGTTATAGATTGGCCAACGGTATCTCTCCCACAAAATAGTTATCCAATTGCTAATTTTCCTACAGAAACATTAGATGAAGATGGCATGACCAGTTTTGTTGATGGTCTCGAAATGCTAGCAGAACGGAAGATACTCGATTGGGGAGATTGGCATTACTGTAATACAGATTACAAATATAAGAACCGGATGATTTTGCCATTCAGATACAAAAGGGAAATCGTAGGTTCAACGGGTCGATATATTGGTACTCCACCAAACACAAAAATTCCAAAGTATTTCACCCACATGCCACGCAATTTTGTGTTCAATTTGGACAATCAAACACCAGATCGTAAATTTGTGATTGTCACTGAGGGACAATTGGATGCAATCGCAATTGATGGGGTGTCAATTGGCGGGAATGAATTGCATTTAGATCAGGCTAAAATAATTGAAAAATTAGGAAAAGATGTTATTGTAATACCGGATCATGATAAAGGTGGCATGAAATTAGTTAAATCGGCTATTGCTCGTGGATGGGCAGTGAGTTTCCCTGTATGGGAATCACATATCAAAGACCCCAACAATGCTGTTATGGCATATGGAAAATTGTTCACACTAAAAACCATTGTAGATTTCGCAGTCCACAATCCAACAAAAGCACATGTACTAGCACAACAATACTGTAAAGGATAAAATAAATGAAAGAGAAATTCATCGGAGCGTACATGGATACGGCATTCCGATTCGCTGAACTGTCTTCGGCAGTTAGACTAAAAGTTGGTTCGCTTATTGTTAAGGACGACAGAATTATATCTATTGGATATAATGGCACTCCGACTGGTTGGGATAATAATTGTGAACATTCAACGGAGACATTGACTGGCACAGTATTAAAAACCAAAGACGAAGTTATCCATGCTGAAATGAATGCACTCATGAAACTCGCGAAATCTACCGAGAGTGGTGACTGTGCCACTATTTTCATTACTCATGCTCCATGCATTGATTGTGCAAAGGCAGTGTATCAGGCAGGAATCAGCACTGTATATTATGTCCACGATTATAAAAGCACCACGGGTATAGATTTTTTGAATAAGTGTGACGGTATCGAGATACACAAAGTGGAGATGGGAATAATGGCGCATGAGTAACGAATATAATGTAGAAATGCAGAAACTATTCTTAGAATTTCTGATGGCAGACCATGAATTATTCGTGCGCTGTAATGGTATTATGGATCCAGATTTTTTCGATAGAATGCTGCGACCATCGGCACGTTTTGTACAAGAATATGTCGCAGATTACGGCCAACTCCCATCACTGCATCAATTATCTGCAAAGACATCTGTGGAATTACAAGACATAACCCCGCAAATTAAACATGATGAAGTTCACAAAAAATGGTTTCTGACTGAGTTCGAGACGTTTTGTCGTTATAAAGCATTAGAACAAGCTATTATTATTAGCACAGATCATTTAGAGAAAAAAGAGTATGGCATTGTCGAGAAACTCATCAAAGATGCTGTTGCTGTGGGTATTGCTAAAGAATTTGGTATCAATTATTGGGACAATACAGTAGAACGCCTAGAACGTACTAGAGCAAGTAAGGGTGGCACTTCCACAGGATGGCTAACATTCGACAGATTTCTTTATGGTGGCTTTAATCCCGGTGAATTGAATATCTTTGCAGGTGGCTCAGGTTCTGGTAAATCACTGTTCATGCAGAATCTAGGATTAAATTGGTCATTGGCTGGTAAGAATGTCGTCTATGTTACATTAGAACTTAGTGAAGATTTATGTGCAATGCGCTTAGATAGCATGAACACTGGTATGTCTACTAGAGACTTGTTCAAGAACATCAATGAGGTCGGATTAAAATTAGGCACCACATCTAAAACAAATCACGTAGGCAAATATCAGATAGTTCAACTGCCGAACGGATGTACTGTGAATGACATTCGTGCATATTTGAAAGAATATCAAATTCAACATGATTTGAAGGTTGATGCACTGCTAATTGACTATTTGGATTTGATGTCACCAACTAACAAGAAAATTAGTTTGTCTGATCAATTTATTAAAGACAAGTATGTTTCGGAAGAATTGCGCAACTTGGCAACAGAGTTAAATGTGCTGTTTGTGACCGCATCACAGCTTAACCGTGGATCGGTAGATGAGGTTGATTTTGATCATAGTCATATCGCAGGTGGTATTTCTAAGATCAACACAGCAGATAATGTGATTGGTATCTTCACTAGTAAAGCAATGAAGGAACGTGGACAAGTCCAAATACAATTTATGAAAACTCGTAGTAGTTCAGGCGTAGGTATGAAGTTAGATTTAGCGTTTGATGTTAACAGTTTGCGCATTTCTGATTTAGACGAAGATGCACGAGATTCAACAGAAAATAACACTGCATCATTATACGACAAATTGAAACGTGGATCAACGACACAAACGAACAAGATTTCCACTTTAGGCACTGCCGAAAAAGCAGTAGATAACACTGATCGCCTGAGAAGTATTCTTAAACGTAGTGAGTAGAACCACCACACATGTTAAATGCTAGTGTCTCCACCATTATCAACGTCATCTTTGCGTTGATAATGGTCATCTTCTTGATTTTTGTTTACATCCTGTTTTATTTTCATGAATAATGCCATGTCTGATGTTATCAAATCTGCTAAAGCCCCCAACATACCAAACAAAACATTACGCTGTACTAGAGTTGGCACATTGCCGTCTTGCATAGTCTTTATCGCAATTCTCACTTGGTTTACATCTTCTGGGTCAATCAATCCAGCTCTTGCTAAAACCACTAATTTCATTATTTGTGAGCTATCCATACTATAGTCTTCTTGTAAATTATGGAGTCTATCGATAATTCGACGAACTTTTTTTTCTTGCATCCGCATTGTGTTTCTCCTATACATATAAGTAATTATCTAAAATGGCTAAATAGTATTGAGAAATAGACATAAAAGGCGATTATATTATGAAACATAGTACCAAATCATTACTAGAAGAAATAAACAGTATCGGCACCCACCATGACAATGTATATCTTATTGAAAATACGGCGTCAAATGTAATAGCATCTGCTGTCAATTTGATATCTCTCATCAATGAAACATACGACGCAGATGTCGCCCATGACTTGACCAAGCGTCTAATTAATAGCATCAAGACACAAGATCCAAAAAAATTCCACCGTGGGGTTCGGAAGATAAATGATGTTGGTTCACTGAAATGATGTTAGAAAACTTGACAGACTTGCAAATTATTAAGCCAAAAGCAGAAGACACTCTTGGCATTTTGCGTAAGGACTTACCACAAATAAAGAGAGGCGATTATGAAGAGTTTTTTGAATTCTTGGAAGACAATGGCGCGTACATAACCCACTTAAATATTTTGCCAACACGGCTTACTGCGATTCAAGGTGAATTTAGTGACAACGGTGTCATTCGCCAAATATTAAAGAATAAAACTAATGAAAAAAAACCAGTAATAATAAGCAAAGATAATTACATCATTGATGGTCACCATAGGTGGCTTGTTGCTCTAAATCTCGGAATGACTGAATTGCCCGCTATAAGAGTTGATATGGGCATAAATGATTTGCTGTCATTGACACTGAAATTCCCGAAGGTAACATTTAAATCAATAACAGAATCATCTAATGTGACGCCTACAAAAATGATCACGGAGTCCGCTAAAAACCAACACATAGAACACATTGAGGATTTGATTTTGTGGCATGGGATGAATGGTGCAAGAAGATCATTGGAAATACTACGGTCGTTAGAAACAAACCCTAGTCAAATATCTATTAAGTGGGACGGTAGCCCTGCTATGATTTTCGGCAGAAATGAGCAAGGACAATTTGTACTGACCGATAAAAGTGGTTTCGGTGCAACAAAATACAATGGAAAAGTTACGTCCGCGTCGGCACTGTATCAGATGATGCTGAATAGGGGCAAGCCGAATGATTCCAGCCGCCAAAAATTTGCTATCAATTTAGCAAGAACATGGGATTCATTTGAATCCGCCATTCCATCAAATTTTGATGGTTATGTGATGGGAGATTTATTGTTTTATAGCAGACCAATCAAGAGCAATGGAAATTTCGTGTTTACTCCAAACACGGTGACGTATTCGGTGGGGATGTCCAGTGAGATTGGCCGTAAAATTTCAGATAGTAATGTTGGCATTGTGTTGCATAAGGCAATCAGCCACGAAGGATTTGAGAGTGACATTGATATGTCAGCACTGAGTTCCACTAATAAACTGTTCATAATGACACCTGTTACCATTAAGACTCCCCCAAAAATTAATGAAGAAATGACAAGCAGGTTATCTAAAATAATAGATGTCAACGAAGAAATCATATCAGATTTTTTAAGTGTTACTAACCTGAAAGAAAATAAGATTTTGGATTTGACTACATTATTTTATAGATTCATAAATGCAAGAGCCAGAGAGCGAAATTTTAAAAACATGCCCGATGGATTTTTGGAGTGGTCTAAAACATATAGTAGCATATCTACTGTTAAGCAAACTAGAATGGTACAGTATATTGAGCAAAACATTGATGCATTTCGTGCCATGTTTAGTATTATTGTGGGGGTCATGAAAATTAAGAACGATGTAGTCAGACAGTTAGACCGACAATCGGTAGATGTATCCGCCAGTATTAATGGCGCCACTGGTGGAGAAGGATATGTGGTAGGGAAGGGAGAAGTGAAATTGGTTAATAGAGCAGGGTTTACTGCAATGAATGCAAAGGTGAATAGAATTGATAAATAATGGTATGAAATTAGAAATCGTCACGGACTTAAATGAGAGTAGTCAATATCGCACAAGACAATCGTTGCGAGGAATTGATGCGCGTACAATTGTAGATCATGCATTTTTAGACACCGTTGCATTGTGGATTTTATATAACGAATTTGATTTTTCTCCATCTGCGATCGCATATGCCAATAAAACAATGTCATATTCAAATTTCAACCATTATCGCCAGAGTGGCACTGATATGTACATGACATATCATAT